TGATCCAGACGATCCTGAAACAATTACTTTCGGCGCAGCCACATTAGAGCCAGCAGCGATCTTCCACTGCACTTTGCGCCCGGCCTGGATGAACGACAGCGGGTATTTGTTTACCGATGCATCAGTGCGAATCCAGCCCACACGCGCCTTGTGTGTGTAGCCGCTTGGCAGTGTTGGTGCAGTGGCCGACAGAGACAACAGCCCTGCGGTGGTGGTGCCGTTCCAGATCACCCAAAGGCTGTACCAGGTCGAGGCTGCAAGGGTGCCGCTATCAAGCCCATTGGCCACGCCTGACGATGTGCCTGCCACAGTGAGCGAGACGGCGAGAAGCCGCTGTGTTGCATTGGATGAATTTTCAACAACAACCGCATCTGCTGTGAGCGTGATATTGGCCGTTGTTCCGGTAGCCGATGCGGCCAATCTTTTGACATCGCCCTGATTCGGGCTGGTTGCGCCCGTAGTGGATCCAGTTCCACCTTGAGCAGCGCTCAGTGGTGTGGATAGGCCCGACAGGCTGGTGATGTCTGTATTGGCCCCACTGGCAGCAGCACCCAATGCAGTGCGCCCTGCAGCCGCGCTGGCGGCGATGAATACGGCGTCACCCACTGTGGTGCTACCAAGATCAGTGCGCACCAGGGCGGCGGTGGCGCGGTTCAGGGTGGTTTGCCAAAAGCTGGTGATGTGAGCGCGCAGTTGATTGAACTTTTGCATCAAGTCCAGAATGTCAGCGCGGGCGCTTGCCGGGCTGTCGGTGCTGGCGTCGGTGTTGGTGGTGACTACGTCACTTGCGGGATATGTCATAGCTAAATTCCTTCGACGTAAAAGTCAACAAATGCCGGGTCGGCCAGCGTGCCGTTCAGGCGGAACTGCCAGCGCGGGCCATAGGTCAGGGTCTGATCGATGCGGGCGCAGGACCAGGTGCCGGCGCTGCTGTCCTGGATCGCGACTTCGGTGCGCTTGATGGTGGTGTAGCTGCCAGCCAGCGGAATTCGGATGTCGCCCACGCCGATACGGTAAAAGCCGGTGAGTGCCGACAGCACCACATCGTTGATGTACTCGGACTTGACCGGCGCAATGATCTGGTACGACCAGGTGCGGATAGTGGGCACGGGCGCCGGGCCGGTGGCGGTAACGGTAGCGCGAAGTTTGAGGTAACGGGTGCTGAAGGTGCCGGCGGCGCTACTCCAGGCGCTCCAGGTGGTGCCATCGGCGCTGGTGGCCAGCTCTTGCACCACGGTGCCGTCTGCGTCGATGCTGCTGCTGATCTGGCCGGCCACGAGAGTGCCGAAGTCTCTCGCCGGGCTGGTGTAGACGATTGGACTTGCGGGCGCCATGTTCCAGCGGGTCCACGCCGCCCATGTGGCGGGCATCGTAGCCCAAGTGGTGGTATCCGAAGCTGTAATTGTGCTGTTGACCACAGAGCAGCTTGTCTTGGTGCCGGTCCAGCCTTCGGAATGCTCAAAGAATTCGTCAAATATATTGCCTAAGCGCCGGGCTGGCAGGGTAATGTTGACCACCTTGTAAGCCGATTCGTTGCCCGAAGTGTCGAGCGATTTGCAAGCAAAGGTGCAGGTACCAGACAGCGGCGCATTGAGTTCGACCGGGCTGCTGGTGTAGTAAGTGGCCGAGTCTTGCAACGCGGTCATGGTCAACCAATCTGGCGTGCTGGTGGTGCCGCTGACGTAGCGTATCTCTGCACCCAGCCAATCCACCGGCACGGCGGTGCTGGTGTAGCCAAAGTTGTATTGGCGCGTGCCATCAGGTTGCGCCATGACAGTGAACACGTCAAAGGCGGGCGGGGCCTCGCTCTTGCCCAGCACCTGGTGCGTGGTTTGCAGGTTCCAACCACCCACAGCCACGCTGGTTTTGGCGCGCGCGCGTACCACATAAATCATGTTGTCGAGCACGTCGGTGGTAATGACCTGCGTCTCATCGCCCGAGGTGACCAAGCTGACCCATGTACCGCTGTTGTCAGAGCGGCTATATTGCACTTCAATTTGGCCGTTCTCACGCACGGCGGCGTCTGCTATCTGCGTCCAGACGATGCGCATGCGGCTTTGCACGGTGCCATCACTTTGCTTGAGCAGCTCGGCATTGCCTGATGTGATGGTCAAGGCGCCTACGTCGGCCACTTCCCACGGCTTGGGCAGGTTGGTGTTGCTGGCAAAGCCTTGAGCAACAAAGCTGGCGTCCAGCGTGGTGATGGCGGCGGCGGTTTCCTTGAGGGTGAGTTGAATGCTGCCGTCAATATTCCAGACCCTTGACAGAATCATGAACTGCTTGCTGCTCCAGCCGTAGCGGGCCAGCGTGAGGTCTACGGTGTCGAACAGCTCAAGGGGATAGGCGCGCAGCTTGAAGGGCAAGTCGACCACCAGAGCGTCACGGGCGTCGCGCATCATGATGCCGGCCACATGCTGGGCTTGCGCGGCGTAGCCAATGGCCGGGAAGGTAACCTCTTGCACCAGCTCCACACCGTCGCGCGTGAGCAATGCGGCGCCTGTTAAGGGCGTCAGGCTCACTTGTTTGTAATCTTGGGCAGCGTCCCAAATTCGGGCTTTGACGGTATTGAACTTTTGATTGCGCTCTTTGTGCACGCTGATGCTGATCTGTTTTTGCGTCTCACTGGCGCCGTTGCGCTGCACCACGGCCAGATCGGCGTCCGTCAAACTCATCACGGGCGCGCTGTAGGTACCGGGCTTGACGTACAGTTCGCCGCCGGCAAAGGCCCAGCTGCCGCCCATGGCTTGGCTCAAGTCGTCAAAGAGTGATTTGGCCGGGGTGCCAAAGGGCGCGACCAGGCTGGCTGTGTACATTGCGCGTGATGGTTGGGCTACACCGCCAACCGTATAAACCGTGGCCGTGTCGCAGGCGTTGGCAGCGGCGATAAAACGCAGGTCTTCGGCGGTGGTGATGGTTGCCTTGCCGAATTTGGCGTGTGCGTACACGTAGCGCAGCATCAGGGCTGGGTTCTCGCTCCAGGCGGTGGTGCCGGTACGCGGGTCGTAGAGTTTGGCGCCACGGACTACGGCGGTGATATTGGGCACGCCTGACGGGAATGCGGTCTCTGAGTAGGTGAGCTTTGCCACCAGATAGGCTACGCCTTGAACAACATTGTCGGCAGTCCAGTCAGAGAATGCAGCCATCAGGGATGCGTCTGCAGTCTGCCCAGGTGCGCCTAAGTGCGCTGTGATCTGTACGTTGCTCGGAAATACCCTGTGCTGGTATGAAATGTGGGTATATGGCTGGTCAGTTGTCGCCTCCAACCCAACTACTGTTACGGTTGCAAACTCATGATTAGCATCAGCTCCCATGCCCGGCTGATATGTGCCGACTGCGCTACCTTCGACATATCCTGCTGGCAATGACAACATAAACTCCATTGCGGTATTGCCAAAACTAGACTGCAAATGCCCCAAGTTGTAGGGGTCGGTGATTACATGCCCGTCGCCATCAAATTCAACCAGCACGTCGTTGAGATAAATAGCCTCTACCGCATCAATCTCGTGCCCAGCTAAGGCGATGGCAAGGTAGAGTTCTTTGCTGTTGGTGCCGGTGCTGGCTTTGTAAAAGATGGCGCCGGCCTTGCGCGCGCGCCCCAGCACCAGGTCGCGCGGCACCACGGCGCTTGAAACACTGGCCAGCCGGTCTACCTGGCCCGCGTTGTAGGCGTCTCTGGCTTGCTGCTTTGCTTCGCGGGCTTTCATGCTGCTGTAAGCCAGGCCACCGGCCACCAGGATGAAGGTGCCATAGCTGGCGGCAAAGGTGCCAATGGCAACCGCCGTGGCCACGCTGATCATGCCCTGTACCGCGAGCCAATCGACAAAGACGACGACGGCGGCGGGCATCAGGCAACCCTCCAGCACAAAGTAGCGTCTGCCATGGCCAAAGTAGCCAGGCCGTGGGCGGACGGCGCAAACAGGGTGGTGCCGTTGCAAATGGCCAGCATGTCGCGCTTGCCAGATTTTGCAAGTACCACGTCGCCAACATTGGCTTGTACAGCGGGCACGGGCTGGCCTAGCGCTGATGTGGCGATACTACTGAGGCCTCCATGCCTTTGCAGCGCTCTATGGGCCTGTTTTTCTGTTTTGTGTAACCGCAAGCCCGTGGGCGCGGGGTCTGTGCCGGTGATGGCCATCACACAGTCGGCCGCAAAGGTGGCGCAGTCGTTGATTCCCCATTGGAATGATTGGGAGCGGCGGTTGGCGATGAAGGCTTCAAAGCGCAGGGGCCAGTCAGCGGCGCGGGTGATCATGGCAGGCTTCATGTGTAGTAAAAAGCCTTGGCTGGCCAGATGATGGGCTTGGACTGCTGGTCAACCACATACTTAAAGCTGTTGTCTGTGGCGTTGATCAGCATCTGCTCTTCGTGCGAGTACAACCAGGCATTGCCGCGCAGCAGGTCAACGCCACGGCTCTCGGCGCTGACGTTGACGGTGCATTGCTGGCCGTCCTCGCCAATGCTCATGGTGTCTAACGTGCCGGTCCATTCAACCGGGGCGTCGAGCACGGTGTAGTTGGCAACTTCAATAATGGCGGTGCGAATAACCAGCGGTGTGCCCTGCACCTTATCGCCACTGTCCAGCGCCACGGCTACGTGGCTGGCGTCGCCAAACATTTGTAAGTTCAAGCCCTGCACTTCGCCCGGCTTGTCGGTGATGGCGCTGACTGTGCCCAGGCCAGCGGCGCCTTTGTAAGTCTTGCCGTCCCACACCAAGTCCCATGTCGAGGTATTGAGGTAAATCGGCGTGCTGGAAAACTCAAACGCCAGCAGCTGCACGATGACCAGTTGCGCGCCAGACAGGGCGGCAAGCACCGGGGCGGCGTAGGTCTTCATGCAATTGCCTCGCCAAAGTCGAAGCTGACGGCTTGTGCCACCCCAGGGGTGTATTGCACGCCGTTGGTGCTGAGCATCCGAAACGGTGCCGTGGGTTTGTCCCAGGTGACGGCGGCACCGGATGGTTGCGCCACACGCACGCGGTTGACGATTGGCACGGTCATGACGCCGGCCACGGCGGTGCAGTCTGCGCCCGACATCAACAGCAAACCACCCACACCCAGCATGTCGCCAGCCAACAGGGTGCCGGTGGCGGGTGAGCAGCCGGTGATTACGATGCTTGATGCGCCCTGCGCTGCCGGGGCATTGAGGGTGAGCGTGCCGCGCACGGTGCCGCGCGGTGCCGGGCGGGTGAAGTGGTAGAGGGCGACGGTGTTGGTTTGGCCGCGCATGTTGTTGATGAAAGCCTCACGCCAGGCAGAGTTGGCGTGCCTGGACGGCGGCAGCTCACACGACAGCAGCCAACGGTCATTGAGCAAGTCGACGGCTTGTTCTGATCCACCAAAGGGCGCAGCACTGACACGCTGATTAACCACCTGGGTAAGCTGGCAAGTGCGCGGTACAAACAGCGCTGGTAATGTGATGGTGCTCATGCCATTGCACCGCCATAGTGTTGACTACGTGATATTTGGGCGGCGATCTGGTTGGCTGTGGCGCGCATGCCGGCCACCACATCAGCCTTGCTGGCTACATCACCCACAGTGGCGTTGATGCTGATGTTGATGGATTGTCCAGAGCCGCCCGACGTTGCGTTTTGTGCAGCCGGAATGATGCGCTCACCCTTGTGGATTCGGGCCACCATGTCCTGGGGCACGTAGTCTGTGCCCACAGCAAAGCCAGGCAGCATGGATGTGATTGCCGTGCTAAAGAAATTGGCCATGGGCTCTGTGAATGCCTTGCGGATCGTCAGGCGCAGCATGTCTTGCACCAGGCCATCAATGACACTGCCAAGGTCTTTGCCGGCAACAATGGCATCTTCAAACGCACTGGCGAAGCTCATGCCCAGTTCGTCGGCGGCAGACTTGCTTTTCTCCACGGCTGCGGGCACGTTGTTCAGGTAGGTATTGATGACTTCGCCATAAGTGGCAGCGGCCTGCGCACTGTCTGGCGCACCAAATTTGCCAGCAGAAAACGCGTCGGTGATCTTTTGAACGGTGGCGCGTTGCTCTTCGAGCTTGCCGGTTGGTGTGGCGGCGAGCATGTCGCGCCAGTATTTGTCTTCGGCGTTGATGGTGGCAGTTTGAAAGGCTTCAATGTCTGCCGACTCTTTGGCCCGGGCTGCCTGGCGCTCAGTGGCAACCTTCATAGCCTCATCAAGGGCGCGCTTTTCAAACGGCTGTTGCTCAAGCAATTTGGCTTGGGCCAAGGTCAACGTGTCGAGCGAGATGGCCGAGGCTTTGTAGGCGTCGGCAAGTTTGTTCCACTTTTCCAGAAAGTCGGGCGACAGTTCAGCCGACTGGGAGATTAAAGACTCGGCTAGTTTGCGGCCTTGTTCGCTCAGGTCGCGTGTGGCCTTGAGCTTTTCCGGATTGAAGATGGCGCTGTCAACTGTGCCGGTTTTTGGTTTAGGCACGGCTTGGGCGGTCTCTTCGTCCAAAACCTTTTTGTAATTTTGGTTGAGTCTGATGTTTTCCTTGAGCGACGCAATTTTGAGCTTGACGTTTTCAATGACCCTGGAGTCTTCGGCGTAGCCTTGTTTGCGAAAGCTGACCAGAGCGTTTTCTGATGCCAGCAGCGCGTCGGTGTCTTCCACCAGTTGCACGTTGTTTTTGTGTCTGTCATCACCCGTCAGCAGCACCTGAATGGCGGCCAGCACACCCATGTACTTGCTGCCTTCTTTGGCTGCCTGGATATAGGCGGCGGTGGCGTTGCCCAGGCCCTCGATAAGGTCGCTGAACAAGGAAACCTTGGCGCCCTTGGACATCTCGGCCAGGCGCTCCAGGTTGTCGTTGAACTTTTCTGCCGCAACAGCGGCTTCTGTGCTGACGATGATGCCGAATTTGCGGGCCTCTTCAGCAGCGGCCTTGAGGCTTTCAGAGCCGCCATTGAGCATGGGTATCAGCTCGGCGCCAATCTTTTCACCAAAGCCTTTGCCTGCCAGGGCAGTCTTGCCCATGCCGTCTTTGAGGTTGGAGAACCTGTCGGCAATGTCGTACAGGGCTTTTTGCGTGTCTTGGGTCTCAGATGTGCCAAGTGCCTTGAGTGTTTTCTTGGCGTCCTCAGAGCCACCAGCCGCCTCGGCCATGAGCATGCTCAGCTTTTTCAGGCCCTTACCCAAAACCTCATTGGATGTGTCTGCCAACTTGGCAGCGTACGAGAGTGCCGACAGACTTTCAACCGACACGCCCACTTTTTGCGACATCTTGCCCATCTCGTCGGCATACGACGCAACAGAGCGCACCGACGAGGTGAAGGCTTCAACCATCAGGCCAATACCAATGCCCTTGATGGCGGTGCCCACGGCGTCAAAAGATTTGCTCATCTGGTTGGTTTGCTGCTCAGTCAGTGCGACTGTGCGTTTGAGGTCTTTCTCAAACTCGGCAACCTTGGCCACCATATCAATGGATAGCTGGGCAATTGGCATTTCAGTCTTTCTTTTTATGCAACTTGATCACCACCAGGTGATTGATCAGTGCCTCAATATCAGTAATGCAAAACAGGTTTACCGCCAACGGCAGGCCAGACCAGTCCACACCACCCTGGTCGTTGCTGAGCATGTTCCAGACCTTGATGGCCAGCTGCTCGGCGGTGGATGTGGCAGGGGCCTCTTCACCCTCGTACTCGGCCCCGTTGGCGTAGTCGAGTACCGTGGTTAGTTTTTTTCGGCTTCGGCCTTTTGGTCAAAGTGGCGCACGATGGCGTCCAGCAGCGCGGCGGCCACCAGCTTGAGCCAGTCGCTGCGGTCTGCCACCACCTCTGCCCACAGGGCAGCATCAAACGGCACGGCGTCTGATGCACCCACCGCGGCGCCAAGCAGGTCGGCTTCGGTGATGCCGTCCCAGCCGGTCACAAACTTTGCCACCTGGTCCAGCCCGCAGACCATGGAGCGATCGCCATTGGTCACGCGAAAGAAGTCACCAATCTCGGACTCGGCCGGGCGGATGATCTGGACCCGCTTACCGGGTGCCAGATCAACCCAGGTCTGGCGCTGCGCGCGCAGTTGTGTGATCAGCTTGATCATGCTGCAGCGAGTTTGAGCACGCGGCCCTTGACAGTGACGCTGAACGAGCCCGTGGCCATGGCAGACACTGCAACCGATTCACCCGGCAGCGAGGGCTGGCCACGGAACACGCGGCGCTCGCCGTTGGGGAAGCTGATGCGCATGACGATGTAGCCGCCGGTCATGGCGGCGGCTTCGGCCAGAGCCATGGCGGCAAGTTGGGGGTCGCTGAAGGCGTCAAAGCTCACGGTTTGCGCAGCCAGCATGCCAACATCGTTTTGCTTGATGGTGTCGAGCAGCGTGGTGGTGTCGAGCTGGTCAATGTCGCCACCGCTGATCTGGTAACTGGTGGCGGTGCTCAAAGTCACCCAGGTAGCTACCGGGGTAAACGAGCAGGTTCCAGTCATGGTGCCGTACAGCGTGGTGTCAATTCCCTCAGCATTGAAGGTGTTGGTGGCAGTGGTGTCGACCGAGGCGGCCTGGCCTTCAAGCTCCGTCATGCCGGTGATGCCAGAGAAGTAGCCAATGGCGCCCTCGGCCAAGGCGTGCGTGGCGCTGGTGACAACGCCCGGGTTAGCTTTGGAGATACCGGTTACCGACTTTGCAGCCGAGTAGGTTGCCGCAATTTCAACGCGAACGTTACGGCCTTTTTGCGTAGACATGATTTACCCTTTCAAGAGACGAAAAAAAAGCCCAAAAGGGCGACAAGAGAATCGGTTTGTGGTGGCTAGTCCCACCACTCCACAGTCAGCAACGTGGCTTCAAGATCAAGTTCTGCGTCGTAACCACTGACACGGCTCAGCACTGGCCTCTGGTTGGTTGCCAGAACAGTTTCAATGGCGTCTGCCACAGCCTCGGCGCTGATCCTGGTATCTGCCCAGCACTGCACATCAAAAGTGGCACGGCTGGCGTGCACAGTTCCGTCAAGCCCGTACTGGTGTTCTGTGGCCACACGGCTGAACACCACAAAGGGGCGCACAGCACCCTCTTCCATGCGGTCCGCCACGATGCGGGTGGACACCAGCGCGGTGATGGCCGATGTGCCAGCCAGCAGGGCACGCAGGTCGGTGTCAGCGCTCATTTGATCTGGCCTCCGTTGTCAACACTGGTCATCCATTTGCCTATGCTGGCCTCAAAAGCGGCAAGGGCATCATTCAGTTTGGTTGCGCCCGCCTGCAAGAATGGTTTGGCACCCATTTTTTTGGTACCAAATTCAAGCCAGCGCCAGTAAAATGGATCGTTCGGGTTTTTGGCACCGCGCTGGCCACTCTTGGCTGGCTTGACGTTGACAAATACCCCCACATTGCCGGCCCGGGTGTCGAGCTTGCTGGTGCGCACCTTGATGGCGGCTCGGACTGTGCCGGGCTTGCGGTAAGGCGCTTTCATAGCACTGGACATGACCGGCGCATTGCGCTTGGCTTCATCACGCACCAGGCGGGCACCGGCGGCTAGGGCGTTGCGCAATACGCGCCGACGCAGGGCCCGGGGGATTTCTTCAAACTTGCGTTTGAGTTCAGCCAGGCCTTTGACTTCAACGCCCATCTTTTACACCTGCAAGGCACATGATTTCAAGCATCTCGTTGCGGCCTACCGGGATCGCGCCGGTAATGTCATGGTTGACGCTGCGCCATACCAGGCGCCAGGTGGTGAGCACGTCACTGCGGAAGCGGATGCGCACCTTGACGGTTTGCTCTTGCTGTACCTGGGCGGCGGCAAAGAATTCACGCCCGCGCAGCGCCTGCACTTGCGCCCACACCACGGCAACGGTGGTCCAAGTGATGGTGTCCTGACCATAGGCGTCTTTGACTACAGTGCGAGACTGCAGGGTGACGCGCTGGTCCAGGTCGCCAGCGTTCATACGCTCCAGACCTTCTGAGTGTTGAGCAAGTCGACCACGCCAAGCGGCAGGTTGCTGACGTCTGCTTTGGTTCCGGCCTCGCGGTTGGCATACCAGTGGCCCACAATCAGTAGCAGTGCAGAGCGAAGTGCGCCCGGCAGTGCTGTAGTGCCAGCCACATAGCGCACCTTGACGGCGTTGATGGTGGCTTGGGCAGTGGGCCAGGTGTAGCCATAGGCGGGCACGACGCGGTGCACCATGCCGTAGTCATCCAGTGTGTAATTGGCAGCGTCAATGGTGGTCAAGACGCCGGCAGTGTCCAGGTAGCGGACGCTGGTAATGGAGCTAACCGGGCTCAAAGGCAGGTCTATGGCGGTGCCATTGGTAGCAGTGCCGACCGGAAAGGCGTCCAGGGCCAGTTCAATCTGCTGCGTACCAAGGGCACGGCCAGTGACGTCCTGGGCATAGGCCAAAGCATCACTGAGCCACCCGCTAAGCTCTGAGGACTCGTTGAGCAGGGCTTCTGTGGGATCAAGTTTAAGGTGGCGGCAGAGGTCGTCCATGCTCAGCGGAAAGGCGCTGGCCGCCGTGATGATCTTGATGCCCATGGTGAGTACTTAGGCTTGGGGTTGGGCGAGGGTCAGCGCGTAGGCGACGGCGTCTTTGTTGGTGTCCACCAAACCTTCAGCTTGTGCGGCTTTGGCGTCGGCGCTTGACAATGTGACTACATCGTCAGGCAAGCCAATAAAACAACCCACCAGGACACGCGCCTTGACAGATTTTGTTTTAACGGGAGGCGTCAACGGCTCTGCTTCAAGCGCGGCCAGGCCGGCTGTGAGCAAAGGTTCGGCGGCTTCGGGCGAGACTTCAAATGCGGCGCCCTCAGCAACGTCGGCAACAAGTTCGGCGCAAGCGGTTGCGGCGATCAGTGTCAGTGCAATGAGTTTGGTCATGATGGATTGATGTGTGTGGGTTGACAGGCCGGGCACGTTTTAGAACATGCCCGGGTCTGATGCGCCTGATGGATCAGGTAGCGCTGTTCACGTAGACCTTGACGGCCGCAGTGTTGAGCAAGTTGGATCCAGTGCGGGTCCAGCCACAGAAGCCAACCTGGCCGTTCAGTGCAAAGGCACTGTCGTCAAAGCGGCGCAGCGATGTGCTGTTGGCGACGTCACGGATGACAAACTGGCTGAAGTCACCAAAGGCGATCGATTTGGCATTGGCTGCCATAGATGCCACGTCATCATTGACTACATAGCTGTAGCCGCAGATGGTTGCAGAGTCGGGTGACTCGATGCTCTCGTTGTCGCCAGGCGTCCAGATCGGGCGGCCAGTGGTGTCCTTGAGCTTGCGGATGATGCCAATGGACAGGTCATTGAGCATGAACTTGGCACCTCGCGAACGGTAGGCGCTGTTGACGCTGTGGATCAGGTCAATCAGATCGTCATAAATGACGGTCAGGGTTTGACCAGTAGTGCCAGTTTTACCAGTGGCAGCGCGGGCCATGACGCCATAGGGCTGGCTGGTGCCGGTGCCGGTGGTGTAGTGGGAATTGGTGATGCGTGCCAGGCGCGTTGCCAGCCGGTTGACGACAAAGGCAACTACATCAATGGCGCTGTCCTGGATGAGTTCCACGGGCAGCGCAATTTTCTTGGAGCTGTATTTGTACGGGTTGACGGCAACCGTGCCGAAGGTGATGTCCAGGCCGGCTGCAGCAGCATTTTCTGCCACGATTTCGCCAACTTCAGAAGTGCCATCAGAACTGGGGTAGCTCAGCGCATTGCCGCCACTGGTAGTGATGATTTGTGCCAACTGGCGCATACCGCCGTATGCCTTCATGGCATCGACAACCATGGCAGCAATCTCGGCAGGCACGGTGTAGCCACCTTCTGTGGTGGTGGTGGTGCTCATGGCGTTGCGAATGGCAACAGCCTGTTCAGCGCTGACGTTGCTGCCATGACGCAGGTACAGGGCAACGGCTTGCTTGACGCTGATGCCGTCTTCTTCAGCCTTCTTGCCGGGGGTGCCGCCGGCGTTGGTGATTTCATTGAAGAACTTGTCGGCGTCAAGTTCGCGCATCTTTTCTTCTGCGCGAATCTGGCCTTTGGCACGTTCAATTTCATCGGCCAGGTTGTCAAACTGAGTCTGCTCTTCTTTGCTCCAGGTAGCAGAACCTTTTTCGGCAAGCAGGTGCTTGGCTTGGGTGGCGAGGTTGGCAATCTTCTCGCGCAGGGCTTGGATGTTCTTCATCGTCTTCTTTCAAAAAAAACGGGGCCTGAAAAGGCCCCTGGGGTTGGCAGTGTCCGACTGCTGACGGCTTGTTTTGCGCGAGAAGCGCTACACAATCTGTGCCAGGCGCAACGCGTTACTGTTGGTTTGCGTTGTTCCGGTGGCAATGGGTTCGGGTGCTGACGGCGGGTCCGTCAGGGCTTTGGGTGCTTTGCTGTAGGCGGCAAGATTCCAGGTATTTTTTGCTGACTTGTCGGCAGTGGCGGCCAGGCGGTCGCAAAATCCATTGGCTACGGCTTCGTCAGCGGTAAACCAGGTCTCGGCATCCATCCAGGCGGCAATGACAGCGTCGCCCTTGCCGGTTTTGGTGTTGTAGTCAAAGATGATGGATCCTTCAACTTTTTCCAGCAGATCGGCAGTGTCGCGCATGGCGGTCTTGTCGCCCCACACCAGACCACTGGCGTTGTGGATCATGAAAAACGCGCCTTGCGCAATCTCGACTTCGTTGGCGGCGATCGCGATGCTGGTGGCAGCGCTGGCGGCCAGGCTGTCAATGTGGGCAATAGTCTTGCCGGCAAAGCGCTTGATGGCTTCGACAATGGCACGGCCTTCAAACACGTCACCACCTGGTGAGTTGATGCGCAGATGCAAGGTGCCAACGTCTGCCACCGATGCCAGGGCCTCAATGACGCTCTTGGCACTGACGCCCCAGTAGGCATCGATGACGTCATAGATGTACAAGGTGGCTTCGGTGCCTGCGTCGTTGCGCACCAGGTTGCTGGGTTGCTTGCTGCGCCCGGCGTTGTCACGCAGGAGTTGAAGTATTTTCATTGGGTGGCCCCAGGAGGTTGTGCGACGTTGCGCGGGTCAAAGATTTCTGCCGAGGCACCACCACGCGGTGCCAGGCCACGGCTCTTGCGGATCTCATCAACCGACATCCAGCCCATGCCGGTACCGGGTCCGCCCAAGGCGGCGCGGTTGTAAGTGGCTTGGGCGGCGCTGTCGCCTTCGATCAAGGCCTCGCGGTCAAAGCGAACAAAGCGGCCCACATCCCGCGGGAACAGCTTGCGGTTGAGCTCTTGCTCTATGCGCTTGAGGTGCGGCTGCAGGGTGTAGGTGACAAAGCCGCGGGACATGGCTTCAATGCCGCTGCCCCAGCTGGTGCTTGCACTGGTTTCGCCGATCATGTGGGGTGGCACGCCAAAGGCGCGGGCAATGTCAATGACCTGGAATTTGCGCGCCTCGAGGAGTTGCGCATCTTCGGCGCTGAGGCTGATTTCTTTGGCGTCAAGTCCTTCGGTCAGCACCATGGGCAAGCGGTGAGCATTGTCCAGGCCAGAGTACTTGTTGGCAAAAGCACTTTGCAGTGCCGTGATCTGCTCCGGCTTCATCTGGCCCGCGGCCTTGAGGATGATGCTTGGGTGAGCTCCATTTGAAAAGAATTTTCCAGAGTACTCATCCATGGCCAGGGCGTTGCCAACCGCATTGCGGGCAGCGTAACTGATGACGCTCATTGACTTTAGTCCATCGAAGCCAAAGCCGGGGAAGTGAAATACTTCTTCGGGTGACAGCCATGTGGCAATGCCGTACTGGGGCAATGACAGGTAATACCGAACACTGCCATCAGTTTGCTGGATCGGGCTGACTGCACCCCACGGCAGCGGCAGGAATTCACGAATGCTGTTGTTGGTAGCGCGCCGGATCCAGGTATAGGAGTCGCCACGCAGCAACTGGCCAGCGCTGACGCCTTCCCAATGACTGGCAGCGGTGAACTGGGCGCTGGGTTGCTCGTTAAGTTTGTACCAGAGGTCATCGCGCGGCTGTTTGACCGGCGTGTCACCATCTGTTCTGTACACATCCAGCGGTAAGGTACTGATGGCACCCGCTATTTTCTGCACACACGCAAATACAGCAGCTACACGCATCGCTGTCACGGGCGTTACCGTGATGCCAGCGGCGCCGGGTGTGACGCCAAAGGCATCCAGTACCGATTGGTCATAGGTGACCACTGCCTCATTCTTGATGCCGCCAAGGCGTGCCGCTTCCCGTTCGGCCCGCCAGTTGGTCAGAATGGGCGAGCCTGGTACGCCAGCACGTTTTTGTGCTTCATTCCAGGTGGTGTTTGTGTTCACAGTATGACAAAGCCTTGTTGAATATCGGTTTTCTCGGTGACTGCCATCGCACGCCCCAGTGCCATGAGCATTGCCATGGGGCCGTCGATCTTGTTTTCAGGGCGCTCTTTGGTGGGGGAACGCAGTTCATTGAACTTGCTGACCTTGACCACCAGGTTGCTGACCATCCAGGTCATGACGGGGTTACCGTCAAATTTCAGTTTTTTCTCAAGCACCAGGTTCTCTACCTGGATCAAAGGCGGCGTGAAGAACATGCTGCGCTGGGCAATCTCAACCAGCGGCAGGCCTTCTTCAATCAACTTTCCGGCAAAGTACATGCTGAGCGCCGGGTCAAAGGCAATCTCTTGCATGTCGAACTGTTTGCAGTCGCCACGCATGTCTTCGGCCAGCACATCAAAGTCAGTGATGTCGCCATCGGTCACTTGCACATAACCACTGCGGGCCCAACCACTCAGGTGCGCATTGCCGCTCTCTTGCACTGCCAGCTCGTTCAAGTACAGACGTGTGAACACGTACCAAATACCATCCCGGTCAAACACTTTGACGTAGGCCGCAAAGTCTTTCTTTTGCGCCAGGTCCAGGCCTGCCCAGCATTTCTCGCCTGCAAAGTCGCTGAGCTGCAGGCTGGTGTCTGCGCATTTCTCCCAGGCCCGCATGTCCATCCACGGGCTTTCACCGTTGACCCAGACGTTCAAACGCTTGGTCAAAAAATTGTTGAGTGCCGACGGCATGGCAGCGGCTTTGCGAGCTGCGGCTTCCATGTCTTCCGGCAACACACTGACGCGCCAGTTCGGGTTGGCTTTGGCCCACGTCGCGGGATCCATCGGATCGTCCTTGTCGTCGATCGTGTAGATGATCCCGAACATCGAGGCATCTTCAATCACCCGGTCAAGCACTTTGGTGATATGCGTACGCCGTTCGTAGCAAATACCGCTTCGGTCACTGCCGGCCGTGGTAATGAGCCACAGCAATGACTGCTCTCGTGCACCGCGGGCCGTGTCGATGACGTCGTACAGATCGCGTTTCTTGTGCGCGTGCAGCTCGTCAATGATGGCGCAGTGCACATTCAGACCGTCCTGCGTCGAGGCCTCGGCAGCCAATGGCGAGAATTTGCCCGATGTGTGCGCCACCGTGATGCTGTGCGTCAGGATCGCAACCCCCAGGTAAGTGCGCATGTCAGGCGTGCGTTCTGCCATTCCTTTGGCATCATCAAACACGATGCGCGCCTGGTCGCGGGTGGTGGCCGCGCTGTAAACCTCAGCGCCCTGCTCACCATCTGCCGACAGCATGTACAACCCAATGCCAGCCGACATCAGGCTCTTGCCGTTCTTGCGCGGTACCTCGATGTACGCTTCGCGAAATCTTCGCAGGCCGGTGTCCTTGTGCACCCAGCCGAAAACCGTTGTAACTACAAAACACTGCCAGGCATCCAGCACCAGCAGCCGGCGCTCCCGTGCCCACTTGCCTTTGATGTGCGGGAGTAGCTCCAAAAACTCACAGACGCGTGCGGCACGTTCTTCGTCAAACACCCATGGCCATGCGTCACTGACGGGTCGAGCCAGGTCGAGTACTTGCCGATCTACCGCCAGCCGTGTCCACTTGCAGGCCGGTATCTCGCCCGCTTGCACTCGCCGCGCATATTCTTGTGCGGCGTGAATGAACTTGTTCACCGCGATCTATTGCACCAACGCAAACCGGGCGAACCCGCTTGGCATATTGGGCGCCGGATCAATGCCTGGCAAAGTGGGCTGCGCATAGTTCGACGCCTGGACCCGTCCGCGTGCAGCCGGACTCAAACCAAAGTGCATCAGGTAGCGATTGAGTTGCTCCCGGTGCGACTTGATCAACTGGTAGATCACGCTCTGCTGCTCAAAGCCATTGGGCGTGGTGACAAAGCTGGCCGAATAGACTGCATCGCTGTACGACATGCCGCTATCAACCAGCAGAGCAACCTTGCCGTTGAATGCTGTTTCAATTTCACACAGCCGGCCGGCGGTCTGGCAGTACAGCGCCAGGGCGGCACGGTCCAGGCCGCTGACCAGGCCCAGCTCTTCCAGGATCGGCGCGATGCGCTTCCATTCCTTGCGGGCCTCAACACCCAGGTGCTTAGGGAAACTTGGAATCTCCACACGAGGGTTCACACCATCAGATAGATTCAAGGCCCGCTTGCCGGGGTTGCCCTCGAGCAACTTCAGCGCGGCAGGCTTCGGTAGCGGTCCGCGTGATCCGGTCATGTTGATACCCCTATTTTTCGATTTTCCCCAGCGGGAGTACCCCTCCCCCCGATACTTGCGCGTGCTAAAAAAGTGGGAAACGTTCGGTTTCCAGTGGGTAGGTTGCAGACTTTTCTACCCCCCTACCCTGCCGACCGTCGACGTCCTCGTTGTGCTTCAACCTTGCTCTTGGCATCGTGGCAGGCTTCACACAGGCCCTGCACGTTGTCGTCGTCATCTATGCCACCTTCAGCCAGCGGCGTGATGTGATCGCGTTGTGTGGCCAGCGTGACGCGCCCTTGCCTTTCGCACTCGACACACAATGGTGACGCGCTGAACAATCTGGCTCGCATGCTTTGCAACTTGCGCCCCGTCACGCGCTTGGTGGCATTGACCGGCTTTGCCCAAACCTCTCTTGGATGCTTGGAGCAGCGACTACTTCCATCCCGCACCAGCACACCACAACCAGGCTGACTGCATGGCTTGGGTGCTGCTTTGGGCATGATCTATGTACTTGGCTTGATTGATTGCGTGAAGACGTCGCCAGTGTCATGCGTGTCACTTGATACGATGGTCAGCAGGACACAGCCGCCTATTCAACTGACCAAAGAAAACCCGGCCAGATGTGAACCTGCCGGGCTTGATTGCTGCTGCGTATCCGGTTAAGGCACCGAAGCCACAGCTTGCCTGAAATGTAGCAGAAAAGTCTAAGGTGTAATAACTCTTTTCGATTTTTCTGCACGCTCACCAAACCACTCCGACAAGGCATGATCTGCCGCGTCCAGGTTGGCCTTGATGGTGGACTCGACCTTTGCCATACGCCTGGCAGTTTCCCGAATGCCAATGCCCTGCACGTAGATGTGCTGCAGTGTCATGTACAAGTGCGACCTGGTAGGACGCAACGACTCGACGGCCGTGTTGGTCAGTGACGCATCCACATCATCAACCGGCATTTTGGACTCACGGTAACGGTCAACACCATCACTCAATAACACCGACTGCGTTGCAAAGCCACGACCACCCGAACTCTCGCGTTCCTTCCACAACGCCCAATTATCCAGGCGGTGCTTGACCCATTCAATGCGTGCCATCAACAACCCCCTCACTTGCCCACACCACAACATGGTCACAGCCAAACTGCACCATGTACCTGGCGATCTCC